AACCTGTAGAAGTCAGAAGCATCGCAGAGCGCGCACCTCTCTATCATCCGCCATTACCCTATCCCATGAGCCTGTCTAAAGTAGATTGGGAAATAATCACACCGGAGTTGATGCAAGAATATTTGGATTTAGTAGAAAAAGGTGAAGCACCTAGGAAAGCTTATTATGCACTTTCTAGTAAAGAGTACGAAAACCTTAGCATGGACATGGCTGAAATTACTCGTTATACCAAAGACATACTTTCAATAATTAAGTATTATAGAGAATTAGATAAACCAAAAGAGGAACAAGATGAGTGATGCACCAGATGCTTTTGTTTATAACGCTAAATTAGAAAGAGTTATAGACGGTGACGGCTTTGTTTTAAGTGAAATAGATTTAGGCTTTAAAGTAAAATTAGCCAATCAATCGGTTAGAATGGCCGGTATAGATACACCAGAATCTAGGGTTAATACTAAAAGACAACCAGAAAGAATTAGGGAAAAAGAACTAGGCTTGCAAGCAAAAGCAAGATTGAAAGAATTATTAACAGGGGATATAAAAATTAAGTCGTTAGGACGCGGCAAGTACGGAAGATTACTAGCTATACCATACGACTGCGATGGGAATGATATTTGTGCAAAACTTATTGAAGAAGGTTTGGCTGCTCCTTATTGGGGTGGTACAAAGAAAGCAAAAGTCAGAGATGACGGAACATGGGGCGAATAAAGATATGAATGTATCTTTAGAAGGCGTAGCCATAATAAAACACTTTGAAGGATGTGAGCTAAAAGCATACAGGTGTCCGGCAAATGTACTAACCATTGGTTACGGTGTAACTAAAGGCGTGACTGAAGGCATGGAAATCACACAAGAAGAAGCTGACGAGATGTTGGCTGGTGAATTATTGGAATACTCTGAATACATTACCAATATGGTTGAAGTTTCTTTAGAACAAAATCAATTTGATTCTTTGGTTTCTTGGGTTTATAACTTAGGTCCTACTAATTTAAAAGAATCAACCATGCTAAAAGTTTTAAACGAAGGCAAGTACGATGAAGTTCCAGAACAAATTAAAAGATGGAATAAAGCTGATGGCGTAGTTTTAGGTGGTTTAGTTAAACGCAGAGAAGCAGAAGCATTATTGTTTGAGGATAAAGAATGGCTTTAACTAAATTAATATTTAACCCCGGTATTAACAAAGAGTCTACTGACCTTATGGACAAGGGCGGATGGGCGGATGGTAACTTAGTACGCTTTAGAAAAGGTTTGCCAGAAAAAATAGGCGGTTGGAATAAAACAACAATTGAAAATTACGAAGGAACAGGTCGTGCATTAACGGCATGGGTTGCTCTCGATGGAACAAGGTATTTAGGTTTAGGAAGTACGTTTAAATATTACGTTACAACTGGGGATGTTCTTAATGATGTAACTCCAATTCGTGTAACGACTGGTAACAATGAAATATCTTTTGCTGCAAGCAACGGATCTTCTACCTTAACAGTAACAGATAACTCTCACGGTGCTGCTGAAAATGATTTTGTTACCTATAGCGGATGTGCAACATTAGGAGGTTTAATAACTGCTGCTGTATTAAATCAAGAATATCAAGTTATTGGAATTACATCAGCAAACGTTTATACAATAACTGCTAAAGATACTAGCGGAGATACCGTTACGGCCAACGCTAGTGATAGTGGCGATGGTCAAGGCACTGTTGTTGGTGTATATCAAATTAATGTAGGCTTAGATGTATACGTTCAATCAACTGGTTGGGGAGCAGGAACCTGGGGTGCTGGAACTTTTGGATCATCAAGTGCAATAACAGAATCAGGGCAGCTAAGGCTGTGGTCTCACGATGCTTTTGGTGAAGATTTAATTATTAATCCTAGAGCCGGTAGCATATATTATTGGGATGAATCATCCGGTACAAACACTAGAGCAACAGATATTACATCTATCTCTGGATCAAACTTAGCTCCGACAAAAGGTCTTCAAACTATTGTTAGTGATGTTGATCGTCATATTATTGTCTTAGGTGCAGATCCTATTTCTGGCAGTGCTAGAACAGGATCTATTGATCCATTGCTTATTGCTTTCTCAAGTCAAGAAAGTGTTACAGATTGGGAGCCAACTTCTACAAACACAGCAGGATCATTAAGACTTTCATCAGGATCTCAAATTGTTAGTGGATTAAGATCAAGACAAGAAATTCTTATATGGACTGATACATCTTTATACAGCATGCAATTTGTAGGTGCTCCATTTACTTTTGGAATTAATTTAATTAATGAAAACGTTGGTCTTATATCTCCAAACGGGTGTATTAACGCACCTGATGGTGTTTACTGGATGGCCAGAGATGGGTTTTATCTTTATAACGGATCTGTAAAAAGATTAGTTTGTTCTGTTTTAAATTACATTCTTGATGATTTTAATTCAAGTCAATCATTTAAAGTTGTAGCATTTACAAATAGAGAGTTTAATGAAGTAGGATGGTTCTATCCTTCTTCTTCATCAACTGAAATAGATAAATATATTACTTATAATTATCTAGAAGAAGTATGGAGTATTGGAGAGCTTTCAAGAACAGCATGGCTAGATGATGGCATATTTGAAAAACCTAGAGCCACAGGTAAAGATAGCTCTGTTAATTATATTTACACACACGAAGATAGTGATGATGCAGACGGATCTCCAATGAATAATGTTTTCATTGAGTCCGGTGATATTGATATTGATGACGGTGAAAAGTTTGGCTTTGTAAGAAAAATTATTCCAGATGTTAAGTTCTTTGGAACTAATTCTACTGGCGGTCAAATAAATTTTGTTTTAAAAACAAGAAACTTTCCGGGAGATACCTTAACTACTAATTCTACTAATGATGTAACTAGTAGCACACAACAAAACTACGTAAGAGCTAGATCTAGGCAAATGGTATTTAGAGCACAATCAGATGATGATGCTGCAACCGGTGCAAGAACTGGATTTAAATGGAGACTCGGAGCAAATAGACTTGAGATTAGGCCTGATGGTAAAAGGTAATGGCAAAACTTCTCAACAGTAGATTACCGCTAGCGTCTACATCTGTTGACGTAAATACTTTTAATCGTTTAATTAGAGTACTAGAAATTAACTTAGGAGAATACGATACAAGCGCAACTCCTCAATTTAATGATTCACAGATTACCACTTTAGCTTTTAATGCAGGTGATGTAATATGGAATACATCTATCGGTGTATTGCAAGTGTATACTGGCAACCGATGGATACAGTTACATACTCCGGTGAGTCCACAGGGTTATGAGCTGCAGTCATCGGTAGGTTCTGTTACTGTTAAAATAGCAGGAGATACCACAATAAATCTTGGTACTAGTAATGAATACTGGGACATAGAAAAATGGTACACATAAATAATATAATTTAAGAATGAAAAATTTATCACAAGGAAACAAAGGAATAAAAGCTTTAGCTAGAAACAATCCAGCCCTTGTTGAGAATAGATTTGGTTACGATGTTCCAGGATATAATATGGGTGGAATCTCAAATATTCCTAACATAGGAAATATTGAAAGATTAATAGAAATGAATTTAGCTAATTTATCAGACAACCCAGATTTTGATTACGAAAGAGATGTGTTGGGAGTAAATAAAGTTGTTGATTCTAATTCTCAAATAAGCGAAGAAGATGGTATTGCTATACAAGAACGTATTGCTAGAGATCGTCTTTTAGCAGCTTATGGAGGAGCACAAGTTGGTGACGGTAGAGGATCTTTACCTCAAACAATGGATTTTAAAGATGTTAATCCAGGTCAAAGTATTTCAATTGATGCAAGAGATGAAACTCCTGATGCTTATAGATTTTATCCAAGTGAAGTATCAAAAATATATTCACAAGCAAAGGGCGTACCTTTCTCACCATTAGTAGCACCTCCTAAAGAAGCTACATTTATAGACAGCATGCAACCCAGAAGAATAGCCAGTCAGCTATACGCTAAAGATGGAACTTACGTTAATGCTAAAGATGGTTTTCCAGATAGAGAAGAATTAGTTACAGGACCAGGTGGTGAACGAGGAGATAAAATACCTGCTATGTTAAGTGACGGTGAGTTTATATTTAACTCAGCTGCTGTTAGAGGTATGGGAATTATGGCTGGTGCAAGTCCAGATGATGAATACGAACAAAGATTAATGGGTGCTCGGAAGATGTATGACTTTCAAAAAGAAGCTGAAGAAATGGCTAAGAGGTATAAATAATGGGAATATTTAGTAGTAAAACAGTTACTGCTCCACCAGCAGATGTTATAACCACGCCTCAAACTGGTTACTCTTTTGTCTCTCCCTACATGGAGGACTACTCCAGAAGACTATTAGGGTCTTACTTTGGATCACCTGGAGAATACGAAGGTTTAATATCTCAACCCAGAGACATACCCATTGAACAAACGGCTGGACTTACGCCATTACAAATACAAGCTCGTCAACAAGCAG